GCGTGATATATGTGCGTAATTTACATACTTGTCAATGAGCAGACGGTTGAGTTGCCCTGGTGCAGTAACCCTGCCTCACCCGATCCTGCTCTTCGCCGTGATCCGTCCAAAGATCGCGATCACGCCGCCGATGGCGGCCCCCAGCGATGTCAGCAGTTCGATCAGAGCCTCGCGATCCCTATCGCCGAGCTCAAGACCTGCGAGGCCGAGGGCCGCGGAGCCGATCGTCACGAGGGCGCCCCACAGGGTCTTGGATTGCCACCAGGGCTTGATGTCGGTCATTCTGTCTCTCCTTTCAAGGTTGAGCTTCAAAGTTCGATCGTCGCGGTGCGCGCCACGCCCCAGGGCACGCGCTTTCCGGCTTGCGTCATGCGCACGGTGAGCGACGCCTGTTCGGCGCCGAAATCGGTGAGTTCGTTCCCCGCCGGATAGAGCCACGGTGAGCCCTCCACCTCGGCGGCGCGGACAACGGCTTCGCCATCGAGGATCTCGATCCGGTAGCGCTCAAAGCCTTCGTCCTGGGCGATGTCCGCCGGCGTCCAGCTGTCTGCGGACATCCGTCCGCGCCGGATCCAGGAGACCATCACCCCGTCCGGCGCGCGCTTGGCGCGGAGGTGCACCGGCGACAGCGGCATGAGCGCCCGCTCGCCACCGGCAAAGGCAACCGGCCCGAAGCCGCCCACGGGTCCACCCGAAGCCTCGGCGATCCAGTTGAGCGCGCGACCTGCTTCCTCAAGCGATAGCCCCAGCGACCGGACAGCCCCGTCGAGCACGACGAACGCCGCCCCGGCCACAGCGCCTGCGCGCATGGCATCGTCGGTTCCGCCCTGCCCGCGCAGCAGGTTTGTCAGCCGCCAGCGGTCGGGCGCGATCTCCTCGGCGGTCTCGTACTGAACAATTTCCCAGACGCCGGATTGCGAGCGCACCGCCGCCGCATTGGCGCCATTCAGGACCGCCAGCCGGCTGGCGCTCGACAGCCCGCCGAAGCCGAGATCGACCTCGAGCGCCGCAAACGCATCAAACCGGCCCTCGGCGTCCCCCGGCGGCAGATCCGCCGCCAGCGTGCCAAGTCTCGCTGGCGCATCGAGCGTCGCCCGCGCGGAAAAACCTTCCTCCTCCACCGAACTCGACAGCACCATCCGCCGCCATGGGCGGGCCAGAGCTCCGGCCCTCGCCCAGCCGGTCTCATCCGTGCCGGAGAGCGCAGGCAGATCGAGAAACATGAGCTCCGGCGCGAAATAGGCGTTGGCGTCGGTCGGGGCGCGGGAGCCAAGTGTTTCGCCCATCTCGCCCGGCGCCGCCCCCGCATGGGCCACCGCCTCGACGCGACGCATCCCGCCGTCCTCGATACGGACGATGCGGTAGCGGCCCTGCGGCGCCTCCGGCAGCGTAAAGCGGACACTATCGCCCGGCTCCAGCTGCGCCGCTTGCGGCGGCATGGCAAAGCGCAGCTGGCGGCGCTGCAGCCGGTGGTCGTGCAGCCATTGATCGGCGGTGACGCGCGCCAGACCCGGATCCAGCGCCAGGCTGAGCGGCAGATCCCGCTGGCGCACCGGCTCGCCCTCAAGCCGGCGCGAGCGGGCCGAGGCGGGCGCATAATCATTGAGCGGATCGGCGGACAGCACCACCGCCTCATTGGCGAATGCGCCGATCTCGCCGCGGATCTCCTCGAACAGCGGCCCCTCAGGGGCTTCGGCCATCACGCCGATCTCGACCGGCGCCGCGCCAAGCTTCAATCGCGAGGCGAATTCGAGCCCGCCGGGGCCTTCGCGCACGTCGATGGCAAAGGCCTGCAGCAGCGGTTCCAGCACCGCGCGGGCCGAGGCGGGGCTTGCGATCACATGGCCGGTGACCACGCCGTCGACACGGTCGACATTAAACTCGCTCATCCCTGCTTCAATCAGAACCGCGGCGATCAGATCCTTGAGCGCCATGGTCCCGAGTCGCCCGTTGAGCCAGTGCCCGGTTCGCCAATTCGGGCCGTCCGACCACACGGTGGAGGAGAGCGGAAACGCCGGATAGGGCCGCGCGTCCCAGGTCCAGAGATGGATATGGTCCGTCTCAACCATGCCCTCGGCATTGGCCGGGCCGGACCAGTGGGCGAGATGGGCCTCGAGAAAGGCGCGCTGGGCCAGATCGTCGCGCGCGCCGGTCGAGAACCAGGGCAGCGCGCCTTCCGACGATTTCGGATCGGGAAACAGGTTGGGCTGGCCCGCGCCTTTGTCGACTGCCGGGCAGCCGAGTTCAGTGAACCAGAACGGCTTTGACCCCGGAACCCAGGGGCTCGCAACAGCTGTCTCGCTGCCCCCGGTCCGGTCGAAATGCTGGTTCTGCCACCAGCCGCTCAGATCCTTGACCCGGTAGACCCAGTCCTTGCCCGCAAGCCCGTCGCTGATCGACAGCCGGTCGCGGGCATTCCGCCCAGCCTCATCGGCATAATACCACTCGTACCCCTCGCCGCCGGCAATCGCCCTGCCCATGGCTGCGGAATCATTGGCAAAACGCGCCCCATCGGGATTGCCTGCTGTCCGGTCGCCATCGCGCCAGTCGCTCAGCGGCATGTAATTGTCGATGCCGACAGCGCCGATCGCCGGATGCGCCCACAAGGCATCGAGATTGAAATAGACGTCGCCCGAACCGTCCTGCGGCCGGTAGCCCGCATATTCGGTCCAGTCGGCGGCATAGGTCACGGTGGTGGCCGGTCCCAGCATCGCCTTGACGTCTTCCGCCAGCGCGATCAGTTCCTCGACGAAGGGAAACGCGCCGATCTCATCGCGCAGCCGGGTCAACCCGATCATCTCCGAACCGATGATGAAGCCGTCGACCCCGCCCGCGGCCAGCGCCAGCGCCGCATGATGCAGCACGAAGCGGCGATAGCCCTCGTCGCCGCCGGTCCAGGAGACGCTGTCTCCCACGACGGTGAAATCCGCCACGTCCATCCCGCCGCTCATCGCCTCGATCTCGGTTCGCATCGCCGCCGTCCCGTCCGGGGTGCCAGTCAGCCCCGGCGCCGGGCTCGCGGTGATCCTCCCGCGCCACGGATAGGCAGGCTGTTCGGCAGCGCCATTCGGGTCCGGCAACCCATTGCCGTCCGGCACATCCATCAGCACGAAGGGATAGAGCACCACCTTGAGCCCGCGCGCCTTGAGATCGCCAATCGCCTCGATCACCGCCCGGTCATCGGGCGTGCCGCCATAGGCCGGGCCGCCATCCTTGGTGCTGATCAGATGCGCGGTTGCGCGGCTGAGCCCGCCCACCTTCCACGGCCTTGTTTCACCCGACCGCGCGCTCACCTCGACGCCGGGCCGGAACCGGCAATGGCTCGCGCGCAGATCGTCGCCGAACCAGGACGAGACCAGCGCCACTGATGTCAGGTTGGGGCACAGCGCCTGCAACTCGTCGATCGACTGGGCCCAGTCGGTCGATGCCTGCCGCATGTTGCGGTTGAGCACGCGCGCAGCACCCGGGCCAAGCGTTTCACGCACCGGCGTGGTGGCGTAACCATGCTCGGTGGCGCCGGGGATCACCGCCACCGCCTTGATGGCGGTTTCAAGCTGGCCCACCGGCCGCACCACCTCGAACTGCAGCACCGGGATGCGGTTGCCGAAAGCATCGAGCGGCAGCCGCTCGAACACCACATAGGCAAGCCCGCGCCAGGCCGGAACCCGGCCCGCACCCTGCCTGGCCTCGATCAGCGGATCGGGCAATTGCGACGCCGTGCCGCGGTAAATCCGCATGTCGAGGCTTTCGAGATCCAGCTCCCGCCCGTCGGCCCAGACCCGGCGGATCGAGGCGATCGGGCCTTCGCACAGCCCCAGCGCGAAATTGGCGTGATAGTGAAAACTCTCGACCTTGGGGCCGCCGCCCTTGCCGCCCTGGCGCTCCCGCGTCACCGTCTCCTCGAACCGCGTCGCCCAGATCAGCGCGCCGGCGATCCGCATCGAACCATGCACCCTCAGGATGGCAGATCCCTCGTCCGCCGACGGGATCCGCGCGCCGCTCAGGCCACGGCCGGCAATGGTGCGGGTGGAGTTGATCAGGCTGGTGTCGATCATGCCGCCGAGCGTCGCGCCCACGGCCGAGCCGATCGCCGTGCCAACCGGCCCAAAGACGCTGCCAAGCGCAGCGCCCGCCACCTGCAAGAGAATTGTCGCCATGTCGGGATCTCGATGTTCAGGAAAGTGAAGAGAAGCGTCTCAGCGTTGGGACGGAAACCGGTGCACCGCCGCGATCCGCCGCAGCCAGGCAGGCACCAGCGCGCTTTCAATCACGCCCGCCGCCTCATAGGCGTGGATGAAGTGATCCGGGTCCGAGAGAATGCCCGCATGCTTGGCCGAAACCCCGTCGCGCCAGCGAAACAGCAGGATGTCTCCGGCCATCGCCTCGGACAGTGGAATGGCCGCACCGCAGTGCCGCTGCGCCGCCTCGATCAGCCGGTCGGTGCGCCCGCGCTCGGCCCAGTCGGGCGCATAGGCGCCGGGCTGTTCCGCCTCCTGGCCGATGATCTCGGCCCAGACGCCGCGCACCAGCCCCAGGCAGTCGCAGCCGACGCCCTTGCGCGCACCCTGGTGCCGGTAGGCCGCGCCCTCCTGCTCGGCAAACGCGGCCTCCACTTCGGCGGCGATCCAGCCCTCGATGTCGAGCGCCCCGTCCTCGATCAGCGAGGCGGTGGCGGCCGGCATGGCGTAGAGTTCCATGGTGGGAAACTGCAGCTCGGTCAGCTGCGGCGTGGCCGTCTGCGGCCGCGCAGCGGTCTCACCCACCCAGCCCGTGGCCATGCCGTTCAGCGCGAAAGGCTTCTTCAGCACCGCGCCCGAGACCTGCCGCACCGTCGCAATCGAGCGGATCGGCGAGAGCTCCGAAAGCCGCCGGCCGATCTCGGTGTCGAGCTCGTCAGGCACAAGGTAGCCGCCATCGGGATCGCTGCCCACGGACATGGCTTTCAGGTCTCCCTGGCGCAGGCCCGCCTCGTCGCCGCGGCGCACATAGGCATCGAAGGCCTGGCGCACCGCGCTCGGCGCAGAGCCGCCGCCGCGCCCCAGGTCCGGGCGGGCGCGCTTGACGATGAGCGCATCCATCGTGCGCTTCTGCTCGTCGAGCGCCTGGTCGATCCGGGCCATCTTTTCCTCGATCAGCACATCGGCGCCGCCGCGGCGCTCGATCTCGTCGAGGCGCTGCTCATTTGTCTGCTTGTAGTGCTCGAAGGCGGACATGAAGTCCTCGAAGGCGGCGGAAATGTCGGCGTCGACACTCTTGGTTTCCGGCGCGCGCCCGGTTCGGGTGTTCAACTGCGTGGTCATGGGTCGTCCTTTCAACAGGGTCAAGTCAGTGGATGGGGTGGAACCAGCCAGCGCCCCGGTCAGGGTTCTGAGCTTGCGTTCCAGTCGTTCGAGATCCTCCGGGCCAGCGTCCTGCCTGTCCGAAAGCCCGCCGTGGCCGCGGGCAATCAGCCCGCGCGCCTGGCGTCTGGTCAGCCCCGCATCCCGCGTGAGCCGTCGTTCGAGATCGCGCACGGTGAGGCTCGCACCTGACGCCGCCTTGACCGCGGTCACCCGCGCGCCCGGCTGCATCGGAAACGTCACCACCGAGATCTCCCAGAGATCGGCGCTTAAAATCCGTCGCACGCCGCTCTTGGCCTCGGCCCGGGCGCGAATTGTCTGGAAGCCGATCGACAGCCCGTCGAGCGCGCCCGATTTCATCAGTTCGTGCACCTCCCGGGCGCGCGCCACGCCGAGCGCCAGCTTGCCCTCGACATGCAGGCCATGGGCATCCTCGCGGATCGACAGCCAGCGGCCGATCGGCTGGTCCGGATCGTGCTGGTAGAGCATGCGCACATCGCCCACGCCCCGGCGCTTGAGCGAGGCGGCAAAGGCCCCGGGCTCGATCACGTCGCGGCCGAGATCCACCGTGCCGAACAGGCTGGCATAGCCCGAAAAACTGCCGTCGCCGCTCACATCTTCCAAAGCCAGATCGACACGCTTGTGCTGCCGTCTGGATGCGCTCCAGTCAGGTGTCATGGTACTATCCTTGTTGGTCGAAGTGTTTTGAGATGCTTGCGGGCAGGCTAGCCCCTCCCCCTTGAGGGGAGGGGTTGGGGTGGGGGTAAGCCTCACGCGCTGAGATAGATGATGGTGCTGCACCCCCACCGGCTCTGTCTCGGTTACACCGAGCCAATCGCCGTCCTGCGGACCCCCTCAAGGGGGAGGCAACATGTGGCTGCCGGTCTGCTAAAAGGTAGACTTCCGCAAATGTCCCTAAGCGCCCCGTCCCCGCCCCGTCCGGGCGGCAATCCTTGCCAGTGCTCCGAGCACCCACCAGGCCGTCATGCTGGCCGCCGCCGATCCCGTAAGCAGGATCTCGGATGGCGACAGCAATTCGCTCACACCCATCCATTGCGCCAGCGCCAGGCCTGCCGGGCCGCCGAAAACCAGGCCCGAGAGCACGCCGGCAATCGCCCGCGCCGCCGCTTCCCGCGCGCTTTTGGGCATCATGTAGGCCAGCGAGACCAGCGCGCCGGCGATGGCGCCCACGATCCGCATGGCCAGCAACGAGGGTTCCATGCCCTGCATCGCCTTGCCTCCTTTGCTTGCGGACGCTTCCAGCTGGCAAACTGAATCAAGTGGTTGCCGATCTGAGTCCGGTTCAACCCGCAACACTTTGATATCCCACGGCTTCGCGCTTTTCCGCGTCACTCAGGAAATCCGCGGCACCGACGCGCGCCCACAGCGCATCGCGTTCGGCCGACAGCCCCGGAAGCCGGTCGGCGTCGTAGTCGATCTTGAGCCCCGCGCCGTAGACCGGCTGCAGCCAGGCCGTCAGCGCCTGCGCCGTGCGGCCCACCAGCGGCAGCACGGTCAGGCGGCAGAAGGCGCGATTGGCCTCCTGGTAATTGGCGTAGGTCAGGTCGCCGGGGATGCCCAGGAGCATCGGCGGCACGCCGAGCGCCAGCGCAATGTCGCGCGCCGCCCCGTTGCGCGCCTCGATGAAATCCATGTCGCGCGGCGTCAGTCCCATCGCCTTCCAGTCGAGCCCGCCTTCGAGCAGCATCGGCCGTCCGGCCCGGCGCGCGCCCTGGTAGCCATCCTCGAGCTCGGCCTTCAGCCGCTCATATTGCTCCGGCGTCAGGTTGCCGCCGTCCTTGGGCTGGTAGACCAGTGCGCCCGACGGCCGCGCGGAATTGTCGAGCAGCGCCTTGTTCCAGCTCATCGCCGCATTGTGCAGGTCGAGCGCCATCAGCGCAGCCTCAAGTGGCGCAAAGCCGAGATGATCGTCGAGCGGATGAAACAGCTTGAGATGCAGCAGCCCCGGCCCTTCCTCGGGCTGGGCCGCAAAGCGCTGCCGCCGCCCGCCCGCCTGGTGCTCATAGGCCATGGGCCAGCCGTCCGGTCCTTCGATCACCCGCATCCGGTCGGGCCTCAGGAGCTGCAATCCGGCGATCCGGCCGCCCGCGCCGACCGGGTTGACCCAGGCATTGCCCGAGAGCACCAGATGGCCGTAGAGCGTCTCGAAGAAGCCGTTGCCCGCGCCGTTCGGGTCAGGGCGATGAAGCAGGTCGAGCACCGCATGGCGCTCCTGCTCGCGGCCCCCGTCAAACACCAGCCAGGGCACCGAGGCGGCCGCTTCGGCGATCATCCTTGTCGCCCGGTGCGCCACCGGATTGCGCATGAAACCCTCGCGCGCAAGGCCCGCATAGCTGCGTCCGCTCCAGCGCGCGCCGTCGCCCTCGGCAAACGCCGCGATCGCGCCCGGCAGCCAGCTCTTGGCTGCGGGCGGCTTTGACGCGGCGGCGCGGGTCCAGGGAAGCCTCAATCCGAATGCCATGGTCACACCCTTTCAAAAGCCGGAAATCAAAAACCCCGCCAGGGCGACCCGGGCGGGGTTGAACGTCACATCGATTATGTCCGGCGCGCCGCGGCGCGCTGCCTCAGTCGCGAGCCGCCGGTACCGCGCTCACGAAATCCGCGGCGATCCTGAGCTCCCTCAGTGGCCGCACAATGTCGATCGAACGCTGGTAGAGCGGATCGGCCTTGTAGGCGGCGAGTGCCGCTTCATCCTCGAATTCACCATACACCACGAAATCCACCGGTTCAGAGATCGCGTCATGATTGAGGTTGCGACCGATCTCGAAATTGCGTGCGTGCGGCGTCGCGGCCAGCAGCTTGAGGCCCTGTTCGACCCGGTCGCGATCGGCCTGATCCTTGACGCTGAAAAACACGATATGGCGGATCATCGGCAGTTCCTTTCCGTCTTGAATGCCCGCCCCTGATCCACCCTTCGCCCAGGATTCGCAACCGCCTAAACGACCCCCGTTCACAAATGCCGCACCTGCGGTTCGCCCCGCCGGTTGAGCAACAATTCGGTCAGCGCCCAGACCAGCGCGTCGAGCCGGTCGGGCGAGCGGCCCGAGGAGAGCCCGTCCGGGCCGAAATCGCACATCTGGTCCTCGAGCGCGCCGAAATGGCCGGCATGGACCACCCTTCCCTGCTCATAGAGCGCCGCCACCGGTTCGGCGCGCAGCCATTTGCCGCGCGTCGCTCGCACTTGCCGCACCGGCAGCGACGGCTCGACAGTGCGCAACACGCTCGTCACCATGTCGCCACCCTGGTTGATCTCGGCCACCACGCAATCGGCGTCAAAGCGTCGGTAGAGCCGCACCACGGCCTGCGCCCAGTGCGTCGGGCTCGCGCCCTCGACCGAGCCGTCAGCCAGCACCACCGCGCGGCCGTCCGGATCGAGCCCGGCAGCAACAATGCCGCAGCAGGAATATTTGGCGTCCCCCGCAGCCGGCGGATCCACCGCCACCACGATTCGCGAGAGCAGTCCGTGGGCGCGCACCGTCAGCGCCTCGATCTGCTCGCGCCGCCACAGCCCGTCCTCGCGGTCGGCGATCAGTTCGCCGTCGAGCTCCTGCCGCCCCAGCCGCGTGCCGCCATAGCGCACCCGGATCGCGTCGAGAAACCCGGCCGCCAGATGGGCCGCATTGTCTTGGGTCCTGATCCGCGTCACCCGCGTGGCCTTGTCCTTCACCAGCGCCAGCATCAGCGGCGTGGCGAGCGGCGTCGTCGTCACCAGCTGCCGCGGCGCGGTCCCGAGCCTGAGTGCAAATTGCAGCATGTCCCAGGTCTCGCGCGCATGGCGCCATTTGCCCAGTTCGTCGCACCAGGCAAGATCGAATTGCGGCCCGCGCAGGCTTTCGGGATCTTCCGAGGAAAACATCTGCGCCACCGCGCCCGAGGGCCACACCAGCCTGCGCCGCGTCGCCTCGAAGGCGGGCCGCCGGTCACGCGCCACAGCCATGATCCCCGATACCCCGTCAATCATCACCTCGCGGGCATCGCCAAAAGTTTCGGCCACCAGCGCGATGCGGCCATCCTTGCCAAGACCTTCGATCTCGCCCGTGGCGAGAGCGTGCACCCACTCGGCGCCTGCGCGGGTCTTGCCCGAGCCGCGCCCGCCCATCAACAGCCAGGTGCGCCAATCGCCCTCGGGCGGCAATTGTTCCGGCCGCGCCAAGAGCCGCCAGTCGCTCGCCTGCGCCATCAGCGCCTGGTCATCGAACCGCAGGATATGCGCCGCCACCAGATCCGCGACACTCAATTCGCCGCCGGTATCCAACGCGCCATTGAGCCACAGCGCACCCGTCAGCCCCAGCCCGGTCAGTTCCGCCGCCCCGGCCACGATCCGCACCCCGCGCGCACCGGTCAGCTCACTCGTCCCGGAAGCCCCGATCCGCTCCCGCATCCGCGCCGCATCAAATTTTTCGTGTGCCACGGTCTCTTCGCCAGCGTAGCTGGCCTGGCGCGCGTCGCAAGTCTCACAAGCCTGCAGCTCGCCCACCGCCCGGGGCCGGCGCCGCAACTGAGCCGCCATCAGCGCATGAACCCACCGTGCCCTGCAGGGCCTGGGCCGTATCCACACCCCGCAGCTCAGCGCCACCGACATCGACCGGACAATCAT